AATATTTTCTTCGGACGCTACCGACGGATTGAAAACATTAGACGCTTTTTTAGCGTCTTTTGTGTTTTTAAAAAATACTCATATACGTATAAGCATAATACACCATCTCTTATATGGTGTCGAGAATTATTATTTCTATTACGATTCTTAATAATCGTATTTCACAAACTTAAATTTTGGGATATTATGGCAAACAGAGATTTGTTAAAAAGTGCTATTGCTGAAGCTAAATCTGTAAAAGAAACAGCTATTGCAAACGCCAAACTTGCTCTTGAAGAAGCTTTTACTCCACATTTGAAATCCATGCTTTCTGCTAAACTAGAAGAAATGGATAGAGACGATGAGGATGAAGAAAAATTAAAAGAAGCAGACGCTCCTAGTTTTGAAAGAAAAAATTCACCTGCTGGTGATTCTTTAAAAAACCTATCTCCACGTAAAGTGGGACAATCAACGGTTCAAGAAGATGAAGTAGACGAGGAAATTAATCTTGATGAATTATTAGCAGAATTAGAAAAAGACGAACTTGATGAAAACGCTCGTACAGACGCTGAAGAAGAAGGCTACAAGGACGGTATGAAGGACGAAAAAGAGGACTTGAAAGAGGACGAACGTACTGATGCTGAAGAAGAAGGCTACTTAGATGGTGAAGAAGATGAGAAAGAAGACATGGACGGAGATATGGACGAGGAAATTGACCTTGAAGATATGTCAGAAGATGACTTAAAAGGATTCATTGAGGATGTTATTAAAGACATGGTCGCAGGTGGAGAAATTGAACCAGGCGATGAATTCGTAGAAGACGAAGTTGATGTTGATGTTGAAGATGTCGAAGACATTGAAGACGTAGATATTGAAGTTGAAATCGACGAAGCTAAAAAAGACAAAATGTCAAATCCCGTGATGAGACAGGGTGAAAAAGGTGATGATGAAGCAGAAAAAGAAACTGAAAAAATGAGATTTAAAGAAGCGATGAATGAAATCAATGCTCTTAAAGTTGAATTACAAGAAGTAAATCTTTTAAATGCTAAGTTACTTTACACTAACAAAATCTTTAAAGCAAAAAACTTAACCGAAGATAAAAAGGTTAAAGTATTAAAAGCGTTTGATAAGGCATTAGATGTAAGACAAGCTAAAACTATCTTTGAAACACTATCAGAAGGGTTGATTAATAAATCAACTAACCCAACTATTAATGAATCAATTAAAAGAGGCTCATCTTCAAAACTAATAGGTTTAGAACCTAAAACAACAAGACAACCTATTATCGAATCAAACGAAGTATATGACCGTATGCGTAAGCTTGCAGGTCTAATATAAAAATAATAATAAAAATAAACAAAAACTTAAAAACTTAAAACAATGAGCTTAAATTCTTTATTAGAAAGCGCAAACCCATATCATTCTATGCAGTCTGATGCAGCTAGATTAGCGAGCAAATGGGAAAAAACAGGTTTATTAGAAGGTTTAGGTGGTACCCACAAAAGTAATATGGGTATGATCCTTGAAAACCAAGCTAAACAACTTGTAGTAGAATCTTCACAAACTGGTGGAGGTGCTGCATCTTCAGGTACATTCCAATCACAAACTGCTGTTAACGTAGGTGGTCAGTGGGCAGGAGTTGCTTTACCATTGGTAAGAAAAGTATTTGGTCAAATCGCAGCGAAAGAATTCGTTAGTGTACAACCAATGAACTTACCTTCAGGTCTAGTATTTTTCTTAGACTTCCAATACGGAAGTAATAAATCACCTTTTAGTGCAGGAGATTCTTTATACGGTAATGCTACTGCTACTACAGCTCCTTTTGGAAATGGAACAGAAGGTGGTCTTTACGGTGCAGGTAGATTTGGATATTCAATTAACAACACATCTTCAATAGTTGCAACTGCTGGTGGAACTTTCTTCACAGATGCTGCTTGGAGTGATTTGGATTTCGATTCTAACTATTCAGCATCAGCTGTTGCTGGTGACTACTGGAAAATTGCAGTACCAACTGCTTCTTTAGATTTCGTAGATAAAGAAGGTGTTGCTGCATTCCAATTACTTTCAGGATCAAGTGCTCACTTATCAATTTCAGCTTCTGCTGGGGTTCAATTATCTGCTTTTACTGCTTATAATGGTGGTGCTAACGTAATATTCATTGCTCCTAAAACTGCATTCCCTAATGCATCAGCTGAAACTGGATCTGTTAGTGTAATTTACCAATTACAACCAACTGACCAATACAGAGGTGATTTTGAAGATAACAACCCAGAGCCTAACAGCTTAAACTCTCCAGCAATCTCTATTCCAGAAATCAATGTACAGATGAAATCATCTGCAATCGTTGCTAAAACTAGAAAATTGAAAGCAGTATGGACGCCAGAATTCGCACAAGATTTAAATGCATACCACGCATTAGATGCTGAAGCTGAATTGACTTCAATCTTAAGTGAGTACATTTCATTAGAAATTGACTTAGAGATCTTAGGAATGTTGTTAGAAAACGCAGCAGCTGGAAATGAAGTATGGTCTGCAGTTAACAACCAATCTATCGTTGATAATGGTGCTAATGGTACTATTACAAGCTTAGGATTCTATAATTCTCAAGGACAATGGTTCCAAACATTAGGAACTAAAATCCAAAAACTATCTAACATCATTCACCAGAAAACTCTTCGTGGTGGTGCTAACTTCTTAGTATGTTCTCCAACAGTAGGTACTATCTTGGAATCTATTCCTGGATTTGCTGCTGATACTGATGGCGATGCTGCTAAAGCAAGCTACGCATTTGGTGTACAGAAAGTTGGTCAATTGAATGGACGTTATAAAGTTTACAAGAACCCTTATATGACAACTAACAAAATCCTTTTAGGATTTAGAGGTTCTCAGTTCTTAGAAACTGGTGCTGTATTTGCTCCATATATTCCATTAATCATGACTCCTCTTATCTACGATCCAGAAACATTTACTCCACGTAAAGGTTTACTTACTCGTTATGCTAAGAAAATGGTTCGCCCAGAATTCTACGGTACAATTGACGTTAGTGGTTTAGATACTCTATAATTAGAAGTTTAAATTATATTTCAATAAATTAACCCGGCTTATGCCGGGTTTTTTTATCTTCTCAATATGTATAATAAAATGCGTTATATCAAAACTATATTTATCTCATTATATAGCTATATCAAAATTCTACAGTTTTTTAACGTATTTACAACGGTTGTATTCACTCATCGTCTAACCCCAATATTTAAAAATTTATGGCAAGTAAACACCACACAGACGAAATATTTCGTCCTAAGAGAATTCCTAAAAGCCCAATTAAGTTCAAACTCCAACTTAATGAAGAACAAAAAGAAGCTAAAAAATCAATCCTCGAAAACACTATTACCCTCTTAGGTGGAAGTGCCGGTAGTGGAAAGACATTATTAGCATGTAATGTTGCATTAGATGGATTATTTAATAAACAGTATGAAAAGATTATAATTACTAGACCTACAGTTTCCAAAGAAGAAATAGGTTTCTTACCAGGTGATTTAAGAGAGAAAATGGATCCTTGGGTTCAACCAATATACCAAAACTTCTATTCTCTATATGATAAGGATAAAATAGAAAAGTTAATTACTGATGGTAAAGTAGAAATAGTCCCCCTAGCATTTATGAGAGGTAGAACATTTTTAGATTCAATAATTATAGTAGATGAAGCTCAAAACATCACACATGAACAAATGGAGATGATTACATCACGTTTAGGGTTAAGAAGTAAAATGATAATATGTGGAGATGCCCAACAAACAGACTTAAAGAAAAAATCCGATTCTGGGTTTAAATTTTTATACACAGCTTCAAGAAAAATTAAAAATTTAGAAGCAATTACTTTAATGACCAACCACAGAAATGCAATAGTGGAGGACTTATTGGAATATTACCAAGAAGCAATTAATAAAGGAATATCAATTACAACGTCCGGTTCCCATATTTATAATAATAAGAATTAGCTTAATATTTATAACTAAAATAAACATATGAACATTCCTATATATGATGGCTGTCCTATATGGAACCCGGATGCGGTCCCATTTGGTTTTTATAATAACCAATCGGACTTCACATCAGACTCTGTAAAAGTAGCAAAATTTGTGGCTTCTAGATTAGGTTATCCTATAGTAGATGTCGAATTACAATCAGGGTCAATATTTACAGCTTTTGAAGAAGCAGTTACTACTTATGGTAATGAATTATACTCTTATAAAATAAGAGACAACCAATTATCATTGGAAGGTTTAACTACTGGTTCTTCCTTAAACCAAGCTTTATTATCTCCTACATTTGAACCTATAGTTAGGCTAACCGAAATGTATGGGGAAGAAGCAGGATCAGGAGGGAATGTTCCATATTATTCTGGTTCATTTGATTTAACATCAAGTATTCAGGATTATTCATTCTCTACATTTATGACAGCTAGTGGGTTTACGGGTTCTGAATATCAAAATGGTATAGAAGTTAAAAGAGTATTTTACCAAGAACCAATTCCGGCTTCAGCACGTTTTCTTGAACCTTATACAGGATGGGGTTTTGGTGGTGTAGCAGCAGCAGGTATAGCAGGTTTAGGTGGATTAGGTGGTGGTATCGGAGGTTTATCTATGCCATTAAGTTATGATATGCAAGTAATCCAAGCTATCGAAATGAACCAACAAGTTAGATGGAATCAGTATAGTTTTGAAATTAAAGATGATAAATTAAGATTATTCCCAATTCCTTATTTTAGTTCTTATAATATAGAACAATCTAGAAAAGTGTGGTTTGAATATATTTTAAGAGATGAAAGAATTGCTACATCAGTACAACAAATGCCGGATAAAGTAACAAATGTTTCAAACGCTCCATTTGATAACCCTAATTATAACTTCATTAACTCAGTTGGTAGACAGTGGATATTTGAATATTCATTAGCATTGTCTAAAGAAATGTTAGGATATGTAAGAGGTAAATATGGGACAATCCCAATACCTAACTCTGATATTACACTAAACCAATCAGATTTAATAGCAGCGGCTACTGCAGAAAAAACAGCATTAATAGAAAGATTAAGAGCATATTTTGATGAAACTTCTAGATTATCCTCTTTAGAAAGAAGAGCAAAAGAAGGTGAATCTAAAATGCAAGAATTACAAAAAGTTCCATACACAATATATATAGCATAAAATATGGCAATGTTTACTTCAGCACGAGACGTTTCTTTATTAAGACACCTTAATAGAGAATTAATGGGTAACATCATTACGCAACAATGTGCTATATACCAGTTTAAATTAGAAGAAACCAAAGTAAATCTATATGGAGAGGCCGCCGAAGATAAGTATTACAACGGCCCCTATTTATTTAATGTTTTAATAAATAGAAATGATCAAAGTTTCCCGGGTGGTAATTTTGAACTTATTACTCAAGAACAAAATATTGATTTTTTCTTTTTAAGGGATGATTTAGTTAAAGCTAACGTTGTACCTGAAATTGGAGATATAATTTTATATGAAGAAAGTTATTACGGAGTCCAGGGTACAATTTCCAATCAATATTGGGGAGGTAAAAACCCAGCATACCCTAATAATGATTACGATGGGACACCAAACCCCTTAAACCCAGGACTAGAAAAATTTGGAGAAAGTATTTCAATACTAGCTTCTACTTATTATATTCCATCGGATAAAGTAAATATTTCACCATATAAAGAAAGATTTTAATGGCTACACCTAGAAAACCACAACCTAAAAACCAATTGACTTTAAGTCAACAAAAACAAACCCCATTTCCTGGTATTGAAGATAGAGGGGGTCGGGGTAATCCTAACAATGTTAATGAATTAAAAAACACATCTTCAAATTATCAAGAAACCGGTATCCCTTTTAACAGATCTACTAAGATGAGTTTTAAGGATGATAAAACTAAACAATATTCCATTGGAATTCAGGATTTAGATGAATCCGTATTTTATTATTTTCAAAACGTTATAAAACCATTTGTATACCAAAATGGCACTAGGAGAGATGTTCCCGTATTATATGGTGCATCTGAAAGGTGGAACCAATACCAAAAAGATGGTTCATATAGAGATAAAAATGGAGCTATAATGTTACCTATTATTGTAATTAAGCGAAATAGTATTTCTAAAGATAGAACAGTAGCTAATAAACTAGATGCTAATCAACCTAATTTATATGGTACGTGGTCTAAACAGTTTAGTAATAAAAATTTTTATAGCAATTTTTCTACTTTAAATAATAGAAAACCTGTAGAAAAATTCCACATAGTAGCTCAACCTGATTACGTAACATTAGAATATAGTTGCCTAATCCAGACATACTATATGGAACAACTAAATAAAGTAATTGAGGCCTGTGAATACGCATCAGATTCGTATTGGGGTAATCCTGAAAGATTTCAGTTTAGAGCATTTATAGATCAATTTACAACTGCTACTGAATTATCACAGGGTCAAGATAGATTAGTAAAAGGAGAGTTTACATTAAGATTAAGAGGGTATATAATCCCAGATACAATCCAAAAAGAATTGAATGCCACTAAAGTGTATAACTCTAAAGCAAAAATTACTATAACAACTGAGGCAGTTAGCAACTTACAGGATTTAACAGAAATAATTCAAAATCCTACCTCAGATAATCGCAGTAGAATGTAATTTTAATACCCCTGTTATATATTTATCATAAATTAAAACATTAAAAATGGAAAATAAAAAGTTATTAGACAACGAGTTGCAAACATTACACGGATACCAGGAAGGTATTAATAAAATTGTAGTAAATTTAGGTAGATTAGATTTACAAATAGATGTTTTTAAACGAGATAGATTAAAATTATTAAAAGAATATCAAGAATTAGAAACAAACCAAATAAATACAGCTAAAGAATTACAAGACAAATATGGTGAAGGCAGTATTGATTTAGAAAGTGGAGAATTTACTTTACTAACTTAATTTCTTGAAAAAATTTCTAATATTTATAATAAAACAAATAATAATAATAAAATATAACAATGGCAGAAACTTTAATATCTCCCGGTGTATTAACAAGAGAAAATGATTCATCATTCATTGGCGGTCGTCCTTTAACTTTTGGTGCAGCTATAATTGGTCCAGCAGTAAAGGGTCCAGTTAATATTCCAACAGCCGTTGGATCGTTTTCCCAATATGAAGCTATTTTTGGGGGATCAGTAGAAAGCGGATCTCAATTTTACACATATTTAAACTCAATTGCAGCTAGAAATTACTTTGCTCAAGGAGGTCAATCTCTTTTAGTTACTCGAGTAGTAACAGGATCATTTTCATCAGCAGTTACTTCAGGAAGTGAAGCTGCCGCTAATAATTCTGGTATTATTACTATAGGATTTGGTGATAGTGATGATGCTGGATACCAAAAAACAGCCTTCCAATTATCAACAATTTCTGAAGGAACTATAATGAACAACTGGGAAGCAGTAGATGCTTCTGGTGGCACATTAAATAGTGGTTCAGCGGATAATATTAGATGGGAAGTTGGATCTGTTAACACATCTTCAGGTCAATTCTCATTATTTATTAGACGTGGTAATGATACATCAACTCAAAAAGCTGTTCTAGAAACATACAATAATTTATCAATGGACCCTACTGCTGCTAATTATGTAGCAAAAGCCATAGGTAATACTTATTTTACAATAGAGCAAGATGGAACTGATTACTATGTTAAAACTAATGGTGATTATGTTAACCGAAGTGCTTATGTTTATGTTAGTGCTGTAAATACACCAACTCCACAATATTTCGATAACAACGGAACTGTTAAACCAAACTTTACAGGTAGTATGCCTGCAATAGGTTCAGGTTCATTTACATCTGCTACTGGAGTTAATTTTGGAGTTGATCAACAAGCTAGATTTAATGAAAATATAACAGCAGGTAATATACAAGGTATTGCTCCCAACGATTATACATCATCAATCAAATTATTATCCAATACTGATGATTACCAATTCAATGTAATTTCAGCTCCTGGATTAATAGGAACTTTACACGGAACACAAGTTCAATCATTAGTATCCTTAGCACAAGGTAGAACAGATTGTATTTCAGTAATTGATCTAGTGCCTTATAATAGTACTATTGGAACTGTAACAAATGCAGCATCAGGGTATGATACATCATATTCAGCTACATACTGGCCGTGGTTACAAACAATCGACGCAGCTACTGGACAAACAGTTTGGGCGCCAACTTCAACGTACATTCCAGCAGTATACGCATTTACTGATGCATCTTCAGACCCATGGTTCGCACCCGCAGGTTTAATTAGAGGAGCTTTAGGAAGTGTAATTAGAGCTGAAAGAAAATTAACATCAGGTAACAGAGATACTTTATACGAAGCAAATGTTAACCCAATTGCAACATTCCCAGGAAGTGGAGTTGTAGTATTTGGACAAAAAACACTACAGAAAAAAGCAAGTGCTTTAGATCGTGTAAATGTACGTAGATTGTTAATTTCTCTTAAAGGATATATTACTCAAGTATCAGATAACTTAGTATTTGAACAAAATACAATCGCTACAAGAAATAATTTCTTAGCACAAGTTAACCCATATTTAGAGTCAGTTCAACAAAGACAAGGTTTGTATGCTTTCCAAGTAGTAATGGATGAAACAAACAACACACCAGACGTTATTGATAGAAATGAGCTAGTAGGACAAATTTACCTACAACCAACTAAAACAGCAGAATTCATAATCTTAGATTTCAATGTTTTACCAACTGGAGCAACATTTCCTGAATAAAAACAAAACAGATAAATATTTATAATAAAATAAAACAATAAAATGGCAGTATTAGACCCAAACGAAATATTTTATACAGCTTTTGAGCCAAAGCAACAAAACAGATTTATCATGTATGTTGATGGGATCCCTTCATACCAAATTAAAGGTATGGGAGCTGTTTCATTAACTCAAGGAACTGTAGCCCTTAACCATATAAACGTACAACGTTTTGTTAAAGGTAAAACAACTTGGAACACGATTCAAATGACATTGTTTGATCCAATTACCCCAAGTGGTGCACAAGCCGTAATGGAGTGGGTTAGACTACACCATGAATCAGTAACAGGTAGAGACGGATATAGTGATTTCTATAAAAAAGATTTAACTATGAACGTATTAGGACCTGTAGGTGATATCGTATCTGAATGGATTATCAAAGGAGCACTTATAACAGAAGCTACTTTTGGAGATTACAATTGGGATAACGAAAGCGCTGCAGTTGAACTACAACTAACAGTTCAACCCGATTATTGTATATTAAATTTCTAATTTTTAGACTTTACTTTAAATAATAAACAGAAGGAGCTTGATTTGTCAAGCTCCTCTTTTTTATTCATATTTATAATGGAATAATATTAAATCACCATTATGGTAATATGTACAAAGTGTAAAATTGAAAAAGAAGAGGAAGAATTTTATAAAAAGAAACTTAAAAATGGGGTTGCTAGGAACACTAGATGCAAAAAATGCCTTGCTGTTATAGGAAAAAAATATAAAGACTTCAACAGAGAAAAGAGAAAAGAGTACCAAAAAAAATACTTCCAAGAAAATAAAAAAAAGATATATAATTACAAAAAGGGATATTTCCAAAACAACCCCGAAGTTAAATTAACAAATTCAATGAGGAAGAAAGTAGCCAATGAACTTAATAAGGGGTTTAGGTTCATGAGTTCTACAATGAAATATTTGGGATGTAACTTTAATGAATATTCAGAATATTTAGAAAACCAGTTTGATAAAAATATGAGTTGGGAGAACTACGGGGAATACTGGGAAATTGACCATATTATCCCTTTAAGTAAGGGTGGAAGCTTCTACTATACCAACACCCAACCCTTAACTGTAGAAGAGAACAGAAAAAAGAAAGATAGGTTGGATATTAGATAGATTTTTTTTATATTGCATATGTATACTAGAACAATAGAGTTATAATTAAATAAAATTTATATGAGCGAATTTAAATTCCCAACCGAAGAGGTTGAATTGCCTTCTAAAGGGTTACTTTACCCTAAGGATTCCCCACTATCAAGTGGTAAACTTGAATTAAAATATATGACCGCTAAGGAAGAAGATATTTTAACTAACCAATCATTTATTCAAAAGGGAACAGTATTAGATAAATTACTACAATCCTTAATTGTAAATAAAGACATAAAAACCGATGATTTATTTGTAGGTGATAAAAATGCTTTATTTGTGGCCGCCCGTATTTTAGGATATGGTAAAGATTATAAGGTTACTATTGCTGGGAAGGAAGAAAATATTGATTTAACTCAATTAGAACCTAAAAAAGTGGATTTAACTATTTTTGAAAATGGTAATAATAAATTTACCTACAAATTAGAAAACACAGGTACTGTTTTAGAATTTAAGTTGATAAATGGTCATGATGAAAAGCAAATAGAAAGAGAATTGGCGGGTCTAAAGAAAATATCCCCAAACAGTTCATCAGAACTTACTACGAGACTGAAGCATATGATTATATCAGTTGATGGTAATGAAGAAAAAAAAGATATTAGAGATTTTGTAGATAATTACTTTTTAGCAAGAGATGCTAGAGCTTTTAGAGAATATGTAAGAAGTATCCAACCTGATATTGATATGACTGTAGTACTTGACAGTGGAGAGGAGGCCACAGTCCCTATTGGACTAAACTTTTTTTGGCCTGACGCCTAATATATCTCCAGAATTTAGAAAAATTTTATTTCAATCTATTCATAGTATAGTATTTCACGGTAAAGGTGGTTACGATTGGCACACTATATATAATATGCCCATATGGTTACGTAAATTTACCCTTTCTCAAATGAATGATTATTTTTCCGAAGAGAAAAAACAATTGGAAAATGCCAGAAGTGGGGGTAAAGGAAATAAAACCATGATATCCCCTGATGGTAAAATAAATACCCCTGACTTTGCATCCGCATCTAAACCCTATAAGGGTAAAACAAGTTACAAGTAGTAATATTTATAACAAAATACCCTTATGGCTTTAGATCCTAAAAAAGACTTAAAAACAATCCAACAGCTTAATGCTGAAATTGATGCTTTATATAAAAGATTGGGTCGTCAAGATACCCCACCAATATTTGATGACCAGAAAATAGGAGCAGCTAGAAGAGAAATAAAAAAACTTAATGAAGACTTAAATGAAGTAAATGATAGTTTAAGTTACATTTCTAAATCATTTAGAGATAGTATAGCTGAATTATCTAAACAAAATACTGAGTTAGGATATGCTAAAAGATCACTAAGAAACATTGAGGCAACGGCTCGTAGTATAGCTTATGAAAATGGAAAGGGGTTACTAATAGAAGGAAAAACTTTAGCTAGTTTAGAAAAAAAAGCAAAATTAGAATATGAAAGTTTAGAAATTGCTATAGATAGTGGAAGAATCACAGGAAAAACTTTAGAAGAATTTACTAAAAACCTAGAAACAGCTAAGTTATTTGCTAAAACTATGGGGATAATTCGTAACCAAACTAAAATGGTTAAGGATGACTTGGGGGTTAAAACTTTCTCATTTTTTGATGATTTAACTTCTAAAATCCCAGGCCTATCAGCATTATCCGAACCCTTTAAGGCCGCTAGAATAGAAGCAGAAAAAACAGGTAAAGCTAATGTAGAATTATTTGGATCTGCAAAACCCTTAGAAAAACAACAACGTGCAGCTTTAGAAGAGGCAGCTAAATCTGGCAAGGGTCTTACAGCTGATAAGTTAAAACAACTAAAACTAGATAAAATGCTAGTTGATAGTGGTGGTAACCAATTAAAAGGTAAATCCGCTTCTAATGCCGCTAAGAAAATGTTAGGAGGCGCAAATACCTCCCTGGGTAAAAGTGCAATATCCCCCCTTACAGCTGGTTTAAAATCTATAGGACCCGCTATAAAGGGTATGCTAAAAAAAGCATTAGGTCCTGTCGCAATTTTAATGGAACTCTTTGAAGCTATGAAGGGTGTTGATGCCGCGGCCTCAAGTATGGCTAAAGAGTTTGGGATGACCTATAAAGAGGCACTAGGTATAAATAAAGAATTTACTCAAATAGCATCAGCATCAGGAAATATTTTTGTTACTACTAAGGGTATTAGAGAAACATACTCAGCTATTAATAGTGCTTTAGGGACTAATTCAATGTTAAGTGATGAAATGGCAGTTTCATTCACCAAACTTAGAACAATGTCAGGTTTTACTAATGAAGAACTTCAAGGTATTGCCAACTTACAATTAAGTACTAATAAAACTACAGATGAAATTACAGGTCAATTTTTAGCACAAGCTAAAGTATCTGCAATGCAAAATGGGGTTTTACTTAATGAACAAAAATTACTTAAAGATATAGGTAAAGTATCAGCAGCTACAACATTATCATTTGGGAAACAACCTGGATTAATAGCTGAGGCTGTTTCAACAGCTAAGTCTTTAGGTATGGAATTATCTAAAGTAGACGCTATTGCCGGTAGTTTACTTGATTTCGAATCCTCTATTGAAAATGAATTATCAGCAGAATTATTATTAAACAAAGATCTTAATCTAGAAAAAGCAAGACAATACGCCTTAAATAACGATTTAGCAGGGGTTGCTCGTGAGATATCAGAACAAGCAGGTTCCTCAGCTGAGTTTGGGGAGATGAATAGAATACAACAAGAGGCATTAGCCAAAGCTGTTGGTATGGGTAGAGAAGAATTAGCATCTACCTTATTTCTTCAAGAACAATTAGTAGGTTTATCTGGTAAGGACGCGGAACTAGCTGAGGCAAATTTTCAAAGAAGAGTAGAAGCAGTTGGTTTAGCACAAGCCCAAAGAGAATTAGAAAAAGAGGGAGTTAAAGGATTAGAAAATCAAGTAGGAGTCCAAGATAAGTTTAATGCTACTATAGAAAAACTAAAAGAAGTATTTGTAACAGTAGCTAATGCTATAATGCCTATAGTAGATATAATAGCAAATGTTTTTGGTTTAATAGGAAGTATTATGTCCTTTTTAGACCCTATGATACAAACTGTATTAGTGGGGGTGGCAGCAGTTCAAGACCTAATTTCTGGAATTGGGTGGTTATTTGGGGCCGAGTTCGGGGATAGTGCTATTAAAGCCCAAATTCAAACTGCCGAGTCCTCAGCACAGGCTAATTATGGATTTAGTGGTGATGCTTTTGGAGATGACTGGTCGATTCGTAACCGCGATAATGATCCTATAGAAATGGCTACAGGGGGAATTGTAAATGGTCCTACTAGAGCAATCGTAGGAGAAGCAGGACCCGAAGCTGTTATACCATTATCATCAAACACACCATCAATCAATGTGGATATGAGTGCAACAAACGCACTATTAGCTCAATTAATCAAGAAGACACCAGAAATGGCTCCTTTAGGCATGTACGAAGTACAATAATCCAATATTTATAATAAAACAAACAATTATGAGCTTAAGAAACAAATTAGTACAACAAGGTTCGCAATTAAGTGGATTAGATGGTGCATCACCTTCTATCCCTAATTTCCAACAATCTACCTTACACAAAGAGTATTCAACCGAAGGTGCTCCAAATGCTATGAATGTAACACCAAATAATGGTGTTTTACCTTCACCTTCTCTATTAGATAGAGGTAACATACCTACAGGACAAAGATATTTGAATAACTTACCCGGATAGACTTATGGGCTTAGTTGATTTAAGAACCAATCTAAAATCTCTTAGATATGGTAAGGACACAGTTGGTGGTGGAAACAGCAACCAACCCTACGTACAAACAAAAATCCCTGATAGTTTTTCTAAAATAGGAAAAACAGGAGGACCCGATTTTTTATTACGTGGTGGGACATTACTACCTAAAATAGTAGTAAATGATGTTTCTCGATTAGCCCAAATGTTCTTTGATTTTAAATCACCAGCAGGTCCATTATTTATAGCAAAACAAAATGTTTTATCCTTAACTAATGTAAATTCCGAAACAGGATACCAACCTTACACCCAAGATAAAGGTGTAACTAGTACATTAAGTGCTATAGGCCAATTTATAAAAAAGAATATACCTTTAAACCAGGGTTTATACACACCTTTAGGTACTTTAGCTCAAGCAGCTGGGAATTCATTTGGTCTTCATACAAATAAACAAGGGTTAAACCCATTTAAATTTAAAACTACTCAAGGTAGCCCAAATGGTAATGGTCCTTTAGGTTTACCTACTTATTTAAATACAATAGCTACAAGTGGTGATGATGGTCCTAAAAGTAGATTAGCTCCACTTTATGATTCTAAAATAAACACCACTACCCAGGACCAAAATTTATATTCATATTCCGGGGGGCCAGGTGCTACTTTAGGAGTAGGTAAAACTAACATTGTAATGTTAGGTGACCAAAGAACGGGTATTAATAATAAAACATTACCTTTATTAAATATAAGGTTTAAACCAACCCAATTTGTTCCAAATTATGTTATTAAATTAGATAATGTATTTAAAACAAGTATATTTAATACATACCGTTCTTCTATATTTGGGTTTGAAACAGAATCTGGACGTCTATTTGACAAAGTTTTTGGTATTAGAGATGATAGTGTTTACCAACCAGGAACATATTTAAAAACTGACACTAGTAAATTAAGAAGTGGTACAGGTACAGGTGTTGACCCCCAAGTATTTACTCAAGAGCAAATTGAGGAATATGAACCAACAAGCAAAGATTCTCTTGTAAACAAACCTTCTTTTACTAGAATTATCACAGGTCCTTCAGGAAGCCAAGAAATACCAGCATCCTTGGATTATGTTACAAAAAATATTGAAACTAGAGTTAATTTAGGAGACCCGGGCAGACGTGGGAATAGAAGTAGCTATACTGTAGGTTTCCTAATTTCAGGTTCTTCTACAGTAGAGGGTAATTCATATTATAACAAGGCATTAGACCAAATTAATGCCTTACCTATATACCAATCAGATTCTGTTACCCAAAGTAATATTAAAAATGACTTAGTTAAATTTAGAATAGGTGTAATTTCTAATACAGATCCAAATCTAAAAACCTACATTCATTTTAGAGCTCACATCGATAGTATGAGTGACAACTATAGTGCAGATTGGCAATCTCAAAAATATATGGGTAGAGGTGAAAACTTTTATAAGTACCAAGGATTTGATAGAAATATATCTTTATCCTGGACGGTAGCTGCCCAATCAAAACAGGAATTAATTCCTATGTATCAAAAGTTAAATTATTTAGCTTCTGTTACTGCCCCCTCTTATTCTACCACAGGATATATGGGTGGTAATTTAATATCATTAACCATTGGTGGTTA